GACAAGGTCCTCATCATGTCCCCTTATGCCTAGCCACTTAGTGCCAGGAAAAACCCCATCCTCTACAAGATGCCTTAGACGCGATGCTGTCTTAGCATGGATGCCAAATGCTGAGGCCATCGCTGCGTCTAGCGCCAGACCCTTAAGCTCAGTGTGTCCATGCATGAACTCGTACGCTGAGAAGAGGCGCTCGTACTTAGGGCAGCTCAGGGTAACGCCATCTCTAGGGTCCAGGAAGAGCCCCATGTAGCCTAGCAGCTCAGAGACCTGGGACTTCTCATGGCATAGCCTGAGGTTGATCCCTTCTGTTTCTTTCTCGAACCTCTGGAGGAAGAGCCCTACCTGAGCGTCATTAAGCCAGTTCATAGCACCCGAGAAGCTCTCTTTGTCCTTCCCCTGGGTGTGCTTGCCATCTACCAGCTGGGACTTCTTGGTGTGATGTACAAACACAAGGGCAGTGCCAGGGAAGAGATGCTGGAAGTAGGAGTACACCATCTTAGGAGTCTGGGCTTCCTTGTCATTGAGGTCGTGGACTTTCCTCAGGGTGTTGATAATCACCAGGTCGTAGTTCCTGGAAGCTGCCCTCTCCAGCATGCTCAAGTCCGCAGGAGCCACATCTGGGATGCTAAGGGGCGGTAGGAAGAGAAAATCCACTCCAGGGGCAGCTGGGAGAGTAGCAAGCCTCTTGTGTACTAACCTTTGCGGGGTGTCTACTTCCAGGTAAAGTACTCTACCTTGGGTAGCAGGCAGCCCGAAGAAGTTAGTTCCACTTCCTACCGCAGCAGCCATGTACCACCCCAGAGGGCTCTTCCCTGTGGAAGTCTCCCCCCAGAGCAGCACTATCCCATCAGCCGGTACATAGGGCTCTATGAGCCAGGGAGGGCTAGGGAACTCTTTCTCCTTGAAGTCCTCCCAAGAGATAAGGCTCCTGACCTCCCTAGCTGCCATGGCTAGGAAGCTCTAGCAGATACTTACACTTAGGACAAACCTTAGGAGGCGTCCCGTCTATTGGATACCACCCATGCTTGCAGTGCTGGCAGAGCAGGAATGTATGCCACCTGCGGGTCACTTTGACTTTGGTCTTTGTTGTAGTTGGCAGTTGAACCTCCCCTTTGAAGGTGGTAAGATTACCACCCCCGAGGGGGTAAAGTAAAGGAGGCTTGGTGAAGAAGAAGAAGAAGAAGATTCGCCTGACAATCAAGGTAGACGCCAGCCTAGAGACAGATCTAACTGGCAGGAAGCTGGTAAAGCTAGCCAAGGAGAACATGAACCTATACGCAGGTAAAGACATTTGGTACGCTTCCCCTTGGGCACTTTCGGACACAGGCCTTTCGGACACAGGCCTGTCTGGCCTGCCCATTAGATGGGGAGCCTTTGACGTAGATGTTCAGGAGCTTAGTTGAGCGAGCTTAGAGAAGTAAGCCTTGAGAGGATCCACCCTAACCCGTTTAGGGACATAGAGAACTACCCATTCTGGAGGGACAAACTCGACAGGCTGAAGGAAAGCATCAAAAGCACCTTCGCCTGGCCGAATATCATAGTAAGGCAGCGAAGAGACGGGCAGTACGAGCTGGCCTTTGGCCACCACAGAATCCAGGCTCTCCGGGAGCTAGCTGAAGAGGGCCACATCAAGCCGGTAGTGAAGGTCATCCTTGAGCCCCTGGACGACAACCAGATGCTCAAGATGATGGCAGACGAGAACGCTGAGGAGTTTGGAACCAACTTCTCCCTAGGCACGATGAATGCTGTGAGCGCGGTGGTACGCGCCTTCGCGGCAGGAAGCATCACCCTAGGGAAGGTCTCGGAGTTTTCGCGCAAAAGCATCCTCCGGCAGGCTCCGAGCTTCATCCAAGGTAACGCTGAAGGAAACTTTACCTACACCGCGGACACTGTAGCGCAGTACCTAGGGTGGGTGAAGCAGGGAGACCAAGACGCCCAAGTCAGGGTAGTGACAGCACTTGCAGCCCTTGAGCTTATCGAGCTAGGGGTCTGCAAGCCCCAAGCATTCCAAGGCCTAAGCCACGAGCAGAGTAGGGCAGTAGTAAGCCAAGCTCAGCTAGTCTACAAGTCCCGTATGCGGGAGCTAGACAAGAAGGCTGAGGAGCGGGAAGTCAAGGCCGCGCAGCAAGAAGCCAAGAAGCTCGCAGCGAAAGCTGTCAGCCATGCTGTGGGCGCACTAAAGGACGGCGCTGGGATCAGGGAGCTTAGAGACGAGACCTCTGCTATCAGGGAGAAGCTCCAGCCTGCCCCCTCCCAGCCGAAGCTAGACCCTAAGGGAGTAGACATCTCGCGCATGCTTGAGCGTGCGGCGGGGGAACTGGAGGACTACACCGCTAAGCTGGAGATTCTAGAAGAACGCCACACACATAGTATGTTGAAGCTATACGCTGCTGGGGCCATTTGCGACGAGCGCATCAGCAAGAAGTACGCGAAGGCTGTGTTCGCCCTAGCCAAAGCAGCCAACAACTTCGATAACAGCTTTGCTAAGTGCGAGGAGAGGAGAGGCTGAAGTGAAGAAGCTCAAACCCCCACCAAAGGGGACTAGATGTGATGCCTACGTTGGGTGGCACACAGACTATGCCAATGCTCCTGTGGTGGGGCGCTGCAAAAACTTAGCTACAGTGACGGAGAGGGGTAGTGACCATAAAATGTCTTGGGTTGATGAAGTGTGGCTTTGCGCCGAGCACGCTGGGAAGCTGAAGTGAAGAAGCTCCTAAGCCTTCTGCTGTTTGTGGCAGCCCTAGATGGAAACCCACCCTGCCCTAGGGACGGAGGAGAGACCATCTGGACAGGAAGAACCCGAATCCCAGAGACTCCCCCCAGACTTATGCAGTACGAGTACAAGTGCATGCAGTTCAAGCATGTGTTCTGGAGCGTCGTAGCTCCTGGAGAGCAGAGCTAAGAGATGGTAAAAGAACTTCACGTTCACGCAGACAAGGACACTGGCCCTTCTTGGGAGCAGCGCACAGAACTCTGGCTGGACCTGGTACTAGATGAGATTCCCCTTCCTGAAGGCTTCAGGGAGAGCCTAGTAGAAGAGTACCAGCACCTAGTCCAACAGGAAGCCCTCCCCCCGCAGCACAAAGCAGCCTGGAGCAACTACCTCCAGTGGGTAGGAGACGTCACCGAAGACAGCCGCTCCCCTAGGGAGCGCCTGGAAGCTTACTTCGCTGAGCAGGAGAAAGCAGTTGAAAAAACTTAAGGAAGCCAAGGTACTAGACCGCCCAAAGCCACCCCTGGACATGTGTCCACACTGCGAGCATGATCTGCTCTACAAGGTGGATGGGAAGACCTATTCCAAGTTGGTAGGACTAGAAATCCAAGGTGGCTATGACGGGGTAAGCTACTGGGCGTGCCCCTTCTGCCAAGTAGTCTGGGATCGTTTCACTGGGAAGCTCCAAGACTGGAAGCGTCCCCAAGAGGAGAAAAAGATGAGTGAATGGAAAACCTATCGCAAAGTAGCTACGCAGCAGATGCGCCCTTATGTCCCTGGGGAGAACCTAGAAGGCATCAGCGTCTCCGGGCCAGATGTCCCCGAGCCAGGTGGCATGATCGCCCAGAACCCCAAGAACCCCGCTGACCAGTGGTATGTGTCCAAGAAGTTCTTTGAAGAGAACTACGAGCTGGTAAGCTAGGAAGAACTTGGAAGTCTCCGCACGGCTTAAAAGGGCCTTGGACGCCTTGGACCTGAAGGGTTGGGACCCTGTATGGGGAAGGCTCCAGCGGCTTTGCATCAACCAGGAAGCATCCCTCATACGGGAAGTGATAGAAGCTTGGAAGGAGAGTAAGAAGGAAGAGGATAAAAAGTGAGCATTTACTTCTGGGCTGACACACATTTCAACCATCGAGGTATCCTGAAGTACACCTCCAGGCCCTACAAAGACATCTATGAAATGAACAGCGAGCTGATCGCCAGGTGGAACTCAGCAGTGCTCAGGGAGTCAGACGAAGTCTGGCTCCTTGGGGACTTTGCCTTCACCCATGCTGAGGCTGAGGACCTGGGTCAGATCTTCTGGAGACTCCGAGGCAGGAAGCACCTGGTGGTAGGGAACCATGACGAAAGAAACCCCCAAGTACTAAGGCTCCCTTGGGAGAAGATCGAGAAGATGCACACCTTCAAGTCCAAGGGCCAAAGGGCAGAGCTTTGCCACTACCCACTGGAGACTTGGAAGGCCTCCTGGCGCGGAGCCTTGATGCTCCACGGCCACTGCCATGGAACACTAAAGCGTAAGATCTCAAGGCGCTTCGACGTAGGCTGCGATGTGGAGCACCTTCCTGTAGAGTGGGGAGACATCCTAGCTAGAGGCCTAGCAGAGGGCTTCCAGCCAGTAGACGGGCATGGGGAGGAGCCTATCCTCCCTGAGACACTGAAAGAGCTGAATGAGGAGGACCAAGATGGAAGCTAAGATGGAAGAAGTTAGACGCACCCAGACCTGCGCGGAGATGGTTAAGCTGTTTGAGGGCCTGAAGCTGGAACCCTACGTGTGTCCAGGGGGAGAGCTTACAATCGGCTACGGGCACGTAGTACGGAAGTCAGAAGTCTTCCCTGTTTCTGGCATCTCGACAGCTGATGCAGATGCTATGCTGGCGAAGGACCTCGACTTCTACGAGAGTGGGGTAACGCAGTTGCTCAACAGAATTGGTCCAAAGCCTCAGCACTGGGAGCTGGATGCTCTAACCAGCTTTGCCTTCAACGTAGGGCTTAGAGCACTGCAGGAAAGCACGCTCCTCAAGAAGTACCTAGCTTGGGATGCTAGAGGCGCTGCTCAGGAGTTCGCCAGGTGGCGTTTCTCCCAGGGAGTAGAGCTTCCTGGCCTGGTGAAGCGTAGAAGGGCAGAGGCTGTCCGCTTCCTAGGTGGGGACTTCCCCCTGGTGGCAAGCTGCTATCATGGAGGGGTAGAGTGAGGAAGCGATGCTCGTTTTGTGATGGTGAGGGCTGGACAACAGAAATAGAGCACAACTCTAGATGTACTGGGGAAAGGTGTGTTGAACCTTGTCCAGTGCAAGTCCTGGTGGGCTGCCGGTGGTGCGAAGGAACTGGCTACGTCGGGGAGGAAGAATGATGGAAATGCTGGGGCACAAAGAAGGTTGCCTCTACAACCCTGACAAGCCTGGATGTGCTCATCGTGTTCCTATTGACTGCACCACCAGGGAGGATTTTGAGAAGGCCGTAAAACTTCTGAGGGATGACAAAAAGTCCCTAGAGACTCAACTAGTGTCGCTCAAAGCGAAGCTTTATGACCTAGAGCATGAGGGGGATTTCTAGATGAAGATCTTCCTAAACGTCTACGACTACCCCGCTGACGCCCAGACCCTGGCAGCAGTGAAGCGCCTAGGCTACGATGGCGTCAGGAGGGATGTCCCTGACCCTAACTACATTCCCAGCATCCTGGAGGAAGGCTCAGCTGCCAAGCTGGAGACTCTTCTCCTGCTGAATGCCACCCCCTCAGTGTGCAGGTACTGGGCCCCGATGCTGGGAAGCTTCCCCCCTGGCCAGATGGTAGAGGTAGGAAACGAATGGGACACTAAGCACACAGCAGCGGATGCTAAGGATGCTTGGCTTGAGTGCCTAAAGTACCTAGGGCAGCGCATGATCACCGGAGGGATCTCCTCCCTTGGGAACGCGCCTCTCAAGTGGCTGGAGAAAGCTTGGGATCCCAGCTTCCCTAACCTGGGCTTCCACCCTTACAGAACCACCGAACCCCCCGACTCAGGGGTGATGGAGAGGATCCAGCAGCTGAGGCGCATAGCTCCAGCTGCCAAGCTCTGGAACACTGAGTGTGGGTGGCACACCTGCAAGAGCAAGAAGTCCTGCTTTAGAAGTGTGCAGTTCTCCGAGGAGCAGGTAGCGCAGTTCCTGAAGGAGGACATCGGGTATCACGAGAAGGCTTTCTGCGAGAGCTACACGGTCTACCAGCTGAACGACGGTCCTGGAGATTGCGTCTCTTACGAGAACCACTTTGGCATCAGGCGGGTAGACGGCACCTGGAAGCCCTCTGCCTACATTTTGGAGGCTTGACATGGAGTTGCTAGTTTACATGGTTAGAGAGAAGATCCTCTGGATCCAGCTGTTTATAGCCTTCGTGCTGGGCTTTGCTTCAGGTTGTGGCTTGATGCTTTGGAGCCTCCTACACCCCAGGCTAAAGGAGGACAAATGAAAATCTCCGAGTACACCATCCTAGAAGATGCCTTTCACAGGAGCTTCGGCTTCATGCTGAATCGCCTGGCGGATGCTGGCTACATCAAGGGGGACCCGCACTCTCCCACTAGGGAGCCTACCAGGGACTACGTGGAGCAGCAGTGCTTCAACGAGTTCATGTGTGCGCTGGAAGATGGAGGCGTAGAGCTGGAAGATGCAGAGGTGACTAAGACTTGAGGTATATAAGCAGAAGCAGCTTCGATGCCTTCAGGGAGTGCCCGAGGAAGGGGTTCTGGAGGTACCTGAGTGGCCCCTTCGGGGAAGACTCCACTCTAGGGCTGGAGGAAGCCACCGGGATGAACCAGCACTATGCCCTCGGCATAGTCTGGCACTCCGGGGCAGAGGTGCTGCTAAAGGGCGGCACTGGTCAAGAAGCCTACTCCGCAGCAGCTGCTGTAGCAGAGGTCTTCCCACTGGAGCCTTACTGGCACAACTGGCTCCTGGCAGCCTTCCTAGCCTGGGAGAGAGCCAAGCGCGAAGATTTCTTCACCCAATGGGAGGTACTCAGTGTTGAAGAAGAGTTCGAAATCCCCATCAGCCCCAACGTGGTCCTATACACAAGAGCTGATGCTGTGGTTAGGAGTCGTAGCGACGGGAGTTGCTGGGTACTTAATTGGAAAACTGCTTCTGACGTAAAGGACTGGACCAAGAAGTGGTTCTTCGACCCACAAGGATGGACCGAGGCTCTCGCCGCAGAGTCAAGGCTAGGCGTAGAAATCAGTGGATGCATTTACCTGGGAGTCTGGAAAGGTCCCATGTACAATGGGAAGTCCACCTCCCGCCTGATGGGAGGCTACAAGCACCACTCGAAGACGGGGGTTACCTACGGGACCGAGAACGGGGGAGGAGGCGTGAAGTTTGACGCTGCCCGGGAAAGCTTCCCCTTCGGCGAAGGGATCGCAGCATGGGTAAGCTGGCTTCCCCTGGACTTCCTAGCCAAGCACTTCGTGGAATCAGCCCCGCAGCTCAGGCAGGACGCTCTGGTGGAGAAGTGGCTGAAGCAACTCGTTAAGCAAGAGGACGCGATAGATTATGTGCTGGACTCGGGGAGCCCAGAGGATGTAGAGACCTTCTTCTGGCAGAACTGGAGCGACGACTGTGGAAGATGCAGCTTCAAGGACCTCTGCCTTTTGAGAAGTACGCCTGAGGAACTGCTGAAGGATGGCTTTCTGCGCCCCAGGCGCAGAAGCCCCAGAGACGAGGCTGAAGAAGCAGCTGCTGCTGCTAGGGAGGGAAAATGAAGGTAGACGTCCTGATCAACGCGAAGTACACTGTCCCAGAGCTGGAAGATGAGAACATCCCCGAGCTGGAGTACAACTTCCTCCGGGGTGAGCTAAACAAGATGCTAGGTCCTGAAGTGAGTATTACTTTCAGGTTTGAGAAGAATGGAAAGTGGGAGGTCCTACATGGATGAGCAGCAGAAGCTGGCAGAGAAGTGGGCTGAGCTGGAAGGCTTTTTCTTCGTGGCCCAGGAGGAAGTGAACAAGCTGGAAAAAGAAGTCCTCTGGTGG